GATTTTAATAATAAAGGCGATGATATTTTTAGACGATGGTATATCGATTCAAAAATTTATTACCATATTATAATTGATAATGAGCAACCACAAAGAGGAATAATGGAACTTCGTGGTATTGATCCTACAAAGATTAAAAAGATAAGAAAAGTTCAAAAGGAAATAAAACCAGGATCTACTGGTAGTGTTGCGATTGTCAAAAAAATTGAAGAATACTTCATTTATACTGATCTGGATACAGATTCATTAACACCAACTACATCTCAGGGAATTAAAATTTCTCTTGACTCTGTTTCATATCTTCATAGTGGAATAGTAGATAGTGGAACAAAAAGAGTAGTCGGATATCTTCATAAAGCAATTCGTCCAATAAACATGCTTAGACAAATAGAAGATGCAGTTGTAATTTATAGAATGTCTAGAGCACCGGAAAGAAGAATTTTTTATGTGGATGTTGGTAATCTACCTAAACAAAAAGCAGAACAATATATTTCCAGTTTAATGAATAAGTATAGAAATAAAATTACTTACGATAGCAAAACTGGTGAAATAAAAGACGAAAGAAATCATATGTCCATGCTAGAGGATTTTTGGATTCCGCGCCGGGAAGGTGGTAAAGGAACAGAAATTGCAACTCTAGATGGAGGTCAAAATTTAGGACAACTAGAGGATGTGGATTATCTTCTAAAGAAAGTCTATAGAGCACTAAATGTTCCAATTAGTCGCATGGAAACTACCACTGGATTTAGTCTTGGTCGTTCTACTGAAATAACAAGAGACGAAGTTCTTTTCTTTAAATTTATTGAAAAACTTAGAAAACGATTCTCATTTTTATTCTTAGATCTCCTAAAGAAACAAGTTATTCTTAAAGGAATAATGACCGAAATGGATTGGAATAAATCTTATCAAGAAATATATTTTACATGGAATAAAGATACATTCTTTACAGATCTCAAGGAAAATGAAATTTTGAGAGAAAAAGTTGACATGTTAAATATAATGGCAAATTATGTTGGTCAATTTTATTCAACTAAATGGCTTCGCAAGAATATATTGAAACAGTCGGATGAGGACATCGAAATGATTAATAAAGAAATGCAAGATGAAGCTGCTCAGGCAATGGAACAGCAAATGATGCAACAGCAACAGGATGCAGAACAAGGCATCGAAGAAACCCCCGAAGAAGAACCTCAATAATATTTTAATATAAATAGATAACAGGAGAAAAACATGAAAACCAATCTAAAAGAAGCAATAACACACATGGTCAACGAAGAAATTGTAAAGGCAAAAGATTTAATAGAAAAAAGTCTATATTCTAAACTAGGCATTGCATTAGAAGAAAAACTAATGGAATATGCTCCTAGTGTTTTCAATGAAGAAAAGGATGAGGATGAAGAGGAAGACAAAGAGACTGATTCTGAGGATTCAGAGGATGCAGAGGATGAAGGTGATGAAGAAGATGGCGAAGATGATGAATCTGATGAGGAATCTGATGAGTCCGAAGAAGACGAGGATGAAGACGAACAAATGAACGAGGAACTAGAAAGTTATCTCTATGAAGAACTTTCTAATCTAATTTTAAAAATTGAAAAAGAAAACAACAGAAAACTAACAAACGAAGAAATTGAGTATATTGCATCAGAATTTATTAACGAATATGACATTCTAAGCGAAGAACTAGATGCAGTCGGTCAAGAGGACGAGGATATCGATAACGATGGGGATAAAGATAAAACCGATTCATATCTTCATAACAGAAGAAAGAAAATTGGTAAGGCAATGAAAAAGAAAAAGAAGGGATGATTCATGAAATTAATCACAGAGCATACTGAGGATGTAAAACCTCTAATTGAAGCTCGTGAGGACGGTAAAAAGTCCTATTTTATAGAAGGAATAATGCTTCAAGCAGAAACCGTTAATCGTAACGGTAGAATGTATCCCCTTTCTATTCTTTCAGAAGAAATTGGAAGATACACCAATAATTATATTGTAAAAAATAGAGCAATGGGCGAATTAAATCACCCAACTAGTCCAACCGTAAATCTTGATAAGGTTTGTCATATGATAACCGAAATGAAGAAAAGCGGTAATGATTTTATCGGCAAAGCAAAAATTCTCACAGAAACCCCTATGGGTGCTATTGTCAAAAATTTAATTGATGAAGGTGCATGTCTTGGTGTTTCTTCTAGAGGAATGGGTTCATTGCAAAAAATCAATGGAGTAAATATTGTTCAAAAGGACTTTACTCTTTCTGCGATTGATATTGTTGCAGATCCATCTGCCCCTGGCGCATTCGTAAATGGCATAATGGAAGGTAAAGAATGGATTTGGGATAACGGTATTTTGAAGGAACAACAAATTTCAGAATATCATAATGAACTAAAGAAAACTCCAAAAAGAAAACTAGAAAGAGTTGCATTAGAATTATTCGAAAACTTCCTGAGAAGACTATAATGAATAAAAGACTAAAAAAACTTTCTGTTCAAGAACAAAATTTGTTAGAACTTTCTAAATTCAATACATGGTCTAGAAAGAAAGAACTTAAAGAAAGTTTTATATCATTAGGTCTTGCTGGACTTTATGGTGCTAATAAAATTAGAAAATATCTAATTAAACGATCAGAAATGAATAAGGCATTTCAAGATACAGCAGATACTTATGCTAACGCACACCCATCCAATCCAGTTCCAACCGGAGTCGCGTACAATGCTTTTTTACAAAAAGCAAGGCAAGAGGGGGAAGCAAGAACAAGAGAAAGATTAATTGCACCTAGAGATGAATTTTTAGGTAAAGTAATGGATGCTCTCAGACCACCAACTGCAACCTTGAAGGCAAATAAAAGAGGTAAGTTAATTGGAGGATTACCATTAAGATTTGGTGATGTTGAAGGATTACATCCTCATGAATTGGGAAAACCAAGAGGAAATCTAAGAAAGAAAGTAAAGGATTTTGTTAGAACTAGATTAGATCCACATCATCCAACTCTTTCAAAATATGCAAGAATGGTTGGTCCTGTAGTTGCAGATGTTGTATATAATTTAGCAAGTCAAGCAAAAACTTCATATGGGTCAAGACCAAATAAAAATCCAGTAACGGGTAAACCATTGGATCCATATGTTTATAGTCCTGGTATTTCTCCTTCTTCTAGATTTGCCGATAAGATTGCAGACAGAAATGCTAGAAGAGTAAAAATGGGACTAAAACCTTTAAAGTATCCAGAATGATCGTGTGTATACAATGTTTAATTGTTTGAAAAAATTAAATTTACTAAATATTAAAAAACGGAGGTAACAAGTGTCAGAATACGAAGATACAAATTTATATAACGATGGATCGGGTCGAGGTGCAAAATTAGGCACTCTTGACGGTGCAAGATTAATGAATACCGCAGCTGCAAATATGGCCTCATTAAGACCAGGTGGTACTGTTGCGTCTGGTGGACAAGAAGAGGAAGAAGCAATTAACGAAGATTCAGAATTAGATGATCTAGAACAACTAGAAGTTGATATTTCTGATACTTTAAATGCACTCTTCGAGTCAACCGATGCAACTCCTGAATTTGTTGAAAAATTTAAAGTTATTTTTGAAGCAGCACTTTCAGAAAAGGTTTCTCTAATTGAGCAGTCAATTATAGAAGCAAGCAAAGAAGTAATTCAAGAAAATATTGAAACTATTACAGAGTCGTTAACTGATCATATGGATCAATATCTTTCCTATGTTGTTGAAGAATGGATGCAAGAAAATAAACTTGCAGTAGAAAGTGGATTTAGAACTGAAATTGCAGAAAATTTCATAATGGGTCTAAAGGAACTATTTGAAAACAGTTTCATTGATGTCCCTCAAGAAAAGTATGATGTACTAGATGATCTATTCTCAGTAAATAGCGATCTAGAAACACAACTAAATCATACTTTAAAGGAAAATATTGATCTCAAGAATAAAGTTCTTGCACACGAATGTGCAGAATCTTTTGTAGAATTAAGCAGAGGTCTTGCAGACACCGAAGTTGAAAAATTAGCAAAACTTTCAGAAAATATTGAATTCAATAGCGTTGATCAATACAGACAAAAGATCGATCTCTTAAGAGAGTCATATTTTGGCTCTGAGTCTTCGTCTGAAAAACTTGGTAATTTCTTAACCGAAGAAACTACAAATGTAAATACTAAACCAGCTGGTGCGGATCCTGTTATGGATGCGTATATCCATAGCATCAGCAATCAGCTCAAGTTAACAAATCGTAGAAAATAAGATTTTAATAAATAGAATTACACAAAGGAGATATAGAGATGGATTTTAATTCAACTACACCATATGATAATTTAGTAGAAAAGTGGGGACCTGTGTTAGATCACAGTGCTCTAGAAGAAATTAATGATGTTCATAAAAGAAGAGTGACCGCAGTTCTTTTAGAAAATCAAAAGAATGCAATGAGAGAACAAATGCTAACCGAAGCACCCGTCAATTCCATGGGTGGTAACTTCGCTGTTGGCCAGATCGGATCCCCTAACAGCAATCTAGCAGGTTATGATCCAATCCTAATTTCATTAGTTCGTCGCGCAATGCCTAATGTTGTGGCATACGATATTTGCGGTGTGCAGCCAATGACTGCTCCAACCGGACTTATCTTTGCAATGCGTGCACGCTATGAAAACCAAGCAGGATATGAAGCAATGTATGATGAACCATATCCTAAGTTCTCTGGTGCATCTGGCGCTGGCGGCAACACAGGTGGTACTGCTGGCATTTCGTTTGGATTCTCACCACTAGAAGGTGGTACTTGGTTGAATCTAAATGGTGTGCCAACTGGTTCAAAGTGGCCAACCCGAGGTGACGAGAATAATCCTCTCCGTGATTTCAGAGGCATGTCAACTGCAAATGCTGAAGATTTAGGTTCATCTGCAACCAATCAGTTTGCACAAATGGCATTCAGCATTGAGCGTGTTGCAGTTAGCGCAAAAACCAGAGCACTCAAGGCAGAATACACCACCGAACTCGCACAGGACCTCAAGGCCGTTCACGGACTTGACGCTGAGGCAGAACTTGCTAATATTCTTAGCACCGAAATCCTCAACGAAATCAACCGCGAAATTATCCGTGCAATGTATAATGTTGCCAAGACCGGTTGCAAGCAACCAGATCTTGCTAACTATTCGGCCGGTACTGGTGGTATCTATGACATTCTAAACGACTCAGATGGTCGTTGGAGCGCAGAACGATTCCGCGGTCTAATGTTCCAGATTGAGCGTGAAGCAAATGTCATTGCCAAGCAAACTCGTAGAGGCAAGGGTAACTTCATCATCTGCTCTGCAGATGTTGCAAGCGCCCTAGCAATGGGTGGTTTCCTAAACCTCGCTCCTGCCATGACCGCCAACCTAAATGTTGACGACACTGGTAATGTCTTCGCCGGGGTTCTTGCAGGTAAGATGAAGGTTTATATCGATCCATTCGTCAACACCAACCAGAACTTTGTTTGCGTTGGTTATAAGGGTGCAACTCCTTATGACGCAGGGTTCTTCTACTGCCCATATGTTCCACTACAGATGGTTCGTGCAGTAAATCAGGACACCTTCCAACCCAAGATCGGATTCAAGACTCGTTACGGAATGGTTGCAAATCCATTCGCTAAGGGTCGTGAACAAATTTCGTTCTCAAATGATGGACTAGATCAAGACAGCAATGTTTATTACCGTCTATTCCGCGTTGATAATCTCCACGGACAGACCGGTGGATACTTCGCCTGATAACAAAGACTGAATAAGGTTCAGTAGCAGGGAGGGGCAAAACCCCTCCCTGTTTTTTTTATACATATATTCATGGACAACATATCAACGTATATTAATAATTTACCAATAAATGTTCTAGATAATCTTCCAGGTGATTTATTAGTATCAACTGATTATCAACCATCTAATAGAAATAAATTAACAAATAATAAATTTTTGTTCATCATAAATCGATGTCCAAGTTTTATGTATTTCTGTCAAAGAGCCAATATCCCTGAGATAAGTATGGGAGTTAGTATTCAATCCAATCCAACTGCAATGGACATAAAAAGACCAGGAACTAGACATGTTTTTGGTGATCTTATTGTTAGTTTTGTTGTAGATGAAGAAATTAAAAATTGGTTAGAGATATACAATTGGATACGAGACTTATCCACTGACACATATTCTGTTGGTGATATTCTTAAAGAAAAACAAAAAACATCTACTGCAATGATGTATGTGATGTCCAGTGCATATAAACCAATAATTAAAGTTACATTTTACGATGTATTTCCAGTAACATTAAGTGGATTAGATTTTGATTCAACCTTACCAGATATACAAGCAACACCGGCATCAGCAAGTTTTAATTTTACCAGATATGAAATACAAGGTATAACTGCCGCTTGATTTCTGCCGATTATGTGATATAATCTAAGCATGTCAATTAAACTAAGTGAAATTCGAACTATGGCTGAACAAGATATGAAGATTGATCCATCTTCTTTGGATGTTGAAAGTCTTCGCACACCACAAATTCATAACAAGTATCTGTCTATTATGTTGGACGAGAAACTGATTTTGAAGAAGTTGGAATCTGATCTAAATATAGTAAGGAAGAACAAGTGG